CTTTTTACGAGTAACTTCGCTCTGAATTTCTGCGGACTTATGATTGTTTGTTTTAATAATTGCAGTTTGTTCCGCCTTTAGCTCTAGTACTTTTTCCTCTTTTATTTCTTGTAGACAAGTAGGGCAACTTGTACCTAACTTATCCATTTTTTGTATAGCAGCTAAGGCTTGAGCAGTGAAATTTTTGAGAGTAGCAAATTCTGTTCTTAAATCTGCTATACCGTCTGGCTCTTCTGTTTCTTTAGTTAATTCTTCAGCATTGATTTCGTTTAAATGATTTCGATACTGGTTATTTACATTAATTTTATTATTAATATCTTTTATATTATCTAATCTTTCCTGTATTAAAGCTCTTTCAGATATTAATTCTTCCGGGGAGGCTGGAACTTCTAATAATTCCTTTTTTACATTACTTACTATAGGATTGTTTTTTATCCATGCTTTAATAGTATTTATACTACCTTTTATTTCTGTTACTTCTGAATGTGCGTCTTTATGTGCTTCTTTAAAGTTATCAAATAGTTTTAAGTAATTATCTAAATTTAATAACTCAATTAAAAACTTCTTTCTATTAGTATCTGTGGCAGTTAAAAATTGTAAAGAACTAGTAGTGCTTTGATATACTAATTGACTGAAGGTTTTAAAATCCAATCCAAGTATGCTCTCTACTGTTTTAAAAGTATTAGTTGCAGTATGAGAAGATATATCTTCTCCGTTTCGTAATAGTACTACTTTAATACTTGCTTTTCTATTGACAGAAATAGAGTATTTATTATCCGCTACTTCGAAATCCAGTATTATTTGATAACCATCTTTTGGGTTATTTCTATTTACTATATCTACTTTCTTCACCCCTTTAGAGTTTTTATTAAATAAAGCCTCTTCTAAAAGTAAAGGTATAGTACTTTTACCAGCACCGTTTTCTCCTACTAACTGTACTATAATGCTTTTTTCTAAATCTAAATAATTATCCCTTCCGTAGGAAAAGCAGTTAGACCACTTAAGGGTTTTAAGTATAATCATGAAATACTCCTAAGACTTCTTTTACTTTCTTTTCATTTAAGCCTAAAATATATTGTAAATATTCTGCTAATTCTTCTTCTAATGTCATTTCTGGAGTAAGAATTAGTGCTGAGTCGTTGTGTCTTTTAATAAGTTTTTTATCTAACAACTTATTATCCTTGTCTACTTTTACTAATTCTGCTACATTTCCTTCTACTTCATAAATAGTATGATGATAATGAGTTTCAATCATTTGGTCTGGATGACCCACTGTTTGTCTAATAAGTTGCGGCAGTTTTAGTTTTAGCCACGACCAATTTAATGTTTTACTGTCGAATAGTAGTACTCCTGTGTCTACAGGATTTCTGTGAAAAGAAGTAGTGACAGGACTTCCAGGGTAAACTATGTTACCTTGAGAATTTGAATGTGAATGTAGATCTCCTGCAACAACCAGCTCCCAGCGTTTAAATAGGTCTAAGTCTACTTCAGGGGTTACATGAGGGGGGATTTCACCACGAACGTGAGTGAATAGAGTTCTACCACTAAAATCTTTAGGGTCGAATACTTTTAATTTGTTATATGGAATGAAATCCATATCTTCCAGTTTGTAATAATCGTCTAGAATCGTTACTAATGGGTTTATAGCATGAGTTACTTCTTTTAAGTTAGAGAAAAAGGTTGTAGTTTTCCGTAGTGCTTCGTGATTTCCTGGGTATATAATAGTTTTTATCTTTACACCTTTGATGAATTTAAAGTATAAACTTAACTCGTCTAGTGTAGGCATTCTATCAAATAAATCTCCTCCTATTACATGAAGGTCTACAGTTTTTTCTAACTTGTATAATTCTTTGAACAGTAATTCATACCTATTGGTCGCCCACTTGCGAGGAACACTTTTTTGTCCTAACTTGATGTGCCAATCGGCGCTGAATAAAATTTTCATAGGTGTTTCCTAAAGGTGATAAAAAGCCCCAGTACCTGGGGCTAATTAATTAATTGAATTTACAGTAGTTCTTTTACTTCTTCTGCAACTTCATCTGGCACACTGCTACTACCAGCATTTTCTAAAACTCTACTTTCTATAAAATCTCTCTGTAGGTCTGGAGTAGGACGAGTGATTACATCATCAATGTTAGGAAGCTCTTCAATAGCTTCTAACTGCTCTGCATTTAAAGGTTCTGGCTTACACTTAAGAACCTGTAGGGTGTACTCTACATTAAAAGGTAGAGGCCCGGTCTTTTGCTTTTTAAATGCTAGTGCCCAACCTGTTTCAGTATTTGTAGGGTCGCCTAAATCTTCTGCGGCTACCATTACAGACTCAAATAACTTCTTTTTAAGATTAAGTATTTTTACTTTGTTATCTTCGTCTACACATTGTACTGCGTATGCCCAAGAACATTTAAGGTCTGGGAAGTAGTGTCTTACCCAGTCTTTTTCAAGATTTGTAAATTGTTCTTTATCTCTATCAAAGCCAAGACATTCCATAGGAACTCTTTTGCCGTCTGCTGTTGTTAGCCAGTATACATATCTAGGAAGAACATCTCCTACCATACGTATTGAATTGTTGCCTTCTTTATAGGTATAAGCCTCAACTGAACTCTTTTTAGCTTTACCTTCAATATTTCCAAATTTAATTGCCATTTTCTTTTCCTTCGTAATAAAATGTTATATTATCTTGACCATCTATACTTAAAAGAGTATTATTCTCTATAGTCTTCCGGTCTATCTCTGTGTATTTCAATGGTAACGTATGTACGCCATACCATTTATAATCTAAGTAATTTCTAAGACTTGCCAGCTCTATATAAAGTGCCATTTCTTCAAAACTTACTTGTAGTTTGTTTTTAAATATCTCTCTAGGATTCAATAAATAGCTATCGCCACTTATATCTTGGTTGTAAAATAGGCTTATATTTTTATCTTTTCGAGGCATCTTAATTCCGTAAGAAAATATAGTCATTATTCTTACAACGTTTTTAGATTTACCTCCACTCAGTTTTTGTACCTTTTTCCAATCAAAGAAAATCAACTTAAAAATCTCCCATTTAGAGTAATATTATACTATAAAATAACCATGTTGTCAAGAGTTATTTTTAATTAGCTACAACCTGTATGTCGTAACCTTGCTTAATATAGACAGCTGAACGTGATCTAGCCTGTCTAGATGCCGTGTTGCCCTTTAAATGAATATCTACAACTACGGGCTGCGGCTTGCCCTCTAACTTTCTAATAATTCTTCCTATAAGTTGTATTAATAGGGGCTCATTATTAATCGGGGTTGCTAGTACCAAAGCTGAAAGTTCATTAACAGAAATACCTTCTCCAAAGATGCTCTGAGACCCATATAGGATATCAATCTCTCCAGACTTTATTTTTTCTATTTCTTTATCTCTCGTACTTTGGTCTAACTCCCCCGTTATACAAGTAGCATTACTACCTGTGAAATCTTTACACCTTTTTAGTAGTTGTACTCTATCACTAACTACTAGTACTTTGTGTCCTTTCGCTGCATAAACTGACGCTAATTGGGCCACTATTCGTTGGTATCCTTCGTCATATGCGACGGCGTTTACCCTTTTTGCCCATGGAAGCTTGGTACTGTCTGGAAATCTGACGTTAGACTTCACAATAACTATTCTAGGAATAATATAATTCTCTTTCGGAGGTTGGTGAACATCAAATCCGAAATAATCATTAAATATTACGTGTTTTCCGTCTTTCCTTTGTAGAGTACCACTCAGACCTATTTTATATCTGGCAGAACACTTATCAATTATACCAGAGAAGGTGGGGGCACTTACGTGATGCATTTCGTCCAAAATAATAGTTCCAAACACTTTTGAAACTTCCTTTATTTTCTTACTTAAAGTCTGTACGTTCGCTACTACAATTATTGGGTCAGTATTGAACTTTCCACTCCCTATAATCCCTGGTTTGATGCCCAAACACTTTTCTATTTCTTCTTCCCACTGGGTTCTCAAGGCTAATGTGTGTACTACTATTAAAGTTTTTTGTCCTAATTTAGCGGCAATGGCCAGAGCTGTAAAAGTCTTACCCCAACTTACAAATGCATTAATAATTGTATTATCTTCTATAGAATTGAAAATTTTACTCTGACTATCCCGCAAGTCAAATTTGAATTTTGGAAAATTTTCTGGAACTAATATCCTTTTATCAATGATTTCGTACCCTTCAGGAATTAAATCAAATCTTCCCACAGGGACAGAGATTAGGTCTTTGTTTATTCTTCCCATGTTTTTTATTACTTGGGGCGGGTCTGTAGGATTGTAGGAAGCAATAGAGTACGTTAACTCTCGGTCTATAAGCTTCTGCAGTTTAGCGTCAGCTGTCATAAAAATTCTACTAGAAATTACTGCTTTCCCACTCATCGAAATGTACCTATTATAACTTCTTCTAGTAGTATATATGAGAAACTGGCTGCAAAAAGCGTGCTTAATATTATTACTATAACTAATATAAGAGTCACTAACCTATCTATCATATTTTCCTTCTAGTATCCTTTAATTTTTTATTGGTTACTTCGTATAGTAAGTAACCTCTATCTATTTTTAATACTCCAGCAAATTTAGCTTCTAAATTTAGTTGTCCAAATACTTCAAAAGGAGTATTTATATTTTTTAATTTAAAAATAGTGGAATTATCAGTGTATTTACGCTCTAGTATTTCCCTATAGATTAGAGGGTAAAATGTTTGTTTTTTATACTTATAAATTATACCATTATAATCAATAAAGCATAATTGCCCCGAACTTAATAAATCTTTTAGCGACCATATTGTTCGTTTTAGGGGGTATACAGGGTAATCCTTTAATTTCTTTAATTGGAGTCTTCTTACTGGAAAGGGGTCTACTTTATCAGGTAAATCTATCCGTCTTATCCCCCTTCTATCAGTAATTAAGCCCCCCATTATCGACTCGTGAGGT